GAGAATTGCATTTGCTGATGTTACATTAGCATCTGCAGCTATCGCTGACGTTGTTCAAATGGTTAATTTACCAAATGGAGCAAGACTTATTGATGGCTATTTAACTAATGCTGCATTAGGTACATCTACAACTTTATCGGTTGGATATGCTGCCTATAAAAATGCTGCAGGAACAGTAGTTGCTTTATCAGCAGCTGCTTATTTAGCTGCGACATCTACATCTTCTGCTGCTAGAACAGACATCTTAGCAACTATTGCTTTAGGTGCAGGTTCAGTAGTTGATGCTGATCAAGATGGTTTACCTATAACTATTACTGTAGGCGGTGCTGCCGCTACAGGTGTGGTTCAAGTTGCCATCAGATACGTAGTAGATTAATACTACTTTAAATAGTGGGGACTAAAAATCCCCACTGTTTATTATGAAGAAGACAGACAACTTAAAAACAATTTTACATTTACAAAATAAAGATTATATCTATCGCTATGTTCTAGTTGATAGATTTAAACATACATCAACTGCACATCATGGTTTTGATAAAAGTCTAGAACTAACAGAGGCAGAGATATTTGCTAAAGTTAAACCTAGACAATTAAGACGTAAATATATAATAAAAAAAGATTAGTATGGCATCAGTTGTAGAAATTTGTAATAATGCATTAAACCAGCTTGGTGCTTCAACAATCCTTTCACTTTCAGAAGATTCTAAAAATGCAAGACTTTGTAATGCAAGATATGAAAGCATTCGTAATGCAGTATTTAGATCTCATGCCTGGAACTGTTTAATGGCAAGACAAGAGCTTGCAGCAGATACAGCAACTCCTGCTTGGGGTTGGACTAATCAATTCACATTACCTGCAGACTGTTTAAGAGTTATTACAATATCTGATTATGATTATGATTATAAAGTTGAAGGTAGAAAAATAATGGCAAATATATCTCCAATAAAACTTCAATATGTTAAATTAGTTACCGATCCAAATGAATATGATACATTACTAGCTGAGACAATTTCAGCTGCTTTAGCTGCAGATATTTGTTTTGCTGTTACTGCTAATGCTACATTAGTAACATCAATGAAAGAAATTTATAAAGATAAACTGGGTGAAGCTAAACACGTTGATGCTACAGAGGGTCAAAACACAGATCCTAATATGGGTCAAGTTGATGTAATATTATCAGACGAATTTATTAACAGTAGGTTTTAATTATGGCAAGAGTATCAACAGCTCTTACTAACTTTACTGGGGGTCAGTTATCTGATCGTATGGAAGGAAGAACAGACTTCCAAAAATATTTTAGTGGCTGCAAAACATTAGAAAATTTTATAGTTCAGCCGCATGGTTCGGTTACACGAAGACCAGGAACTACCTTTGCAGCAGAAGTTAAAACATCTTCTTTAAAAACAAGATTAATCCCTTTTGAATTTTCAACTGAACAATCTTATGCTTTAGAATTTGGAAATCAATATATTCGTTTTTATAAAGATAATGGAGCTGTATTAGAAGCTAATAAAACAATAACAGCAATTACAAAAGCTAATCCAGGTGTTGTTACATCTACAGCTCATGGTTTTTCTAATGGAGATACAGTTGTTATTACTGGTGTTGTAGGAATGACACAAGTTAATGGTAAAAGATTTAAAGTAGCAAGTGTTACAGCCAACACATTTGCATTACAGGATATAGATGGAGTTAATGTTAATACAACTTCTTATACAACTTATACATCAGGTGGTATTGCAAATAGAGTTTATACATTAACAACAACTTATCTAACTGCAGATTTATTTGAAATTAAATATGCTCAATCAGCTGATGTAATGTATTTATGTCATCCTGATTATTCAGTTAAAAAATTATCAAGAACTGGACATACGTCTTGGACTATTACAGAAGTAGATTTTACAAGTGGTCCATACATAGATGATAATATTACAGCTACAACATTTACTATGTCTGCACATACAGTCGGAGCTAGTAGAACATTAACTGCATCTGCGGTAACAGGAATTAATAATAATACAGGTTTTCAAGCTAATGATGTTGGAAGACTTTTTCGTTTTAGAACTGGTCATGGAGAAATTACAGCTTTTACCAGTACAACAGTTGTAACAGTAACAGTTATAAAAGACATGACTTCTTCATCTGCTTCTACTGACTGGGCATTAGGCGCTTTTTCAGATAGCTATGGTTATCCTTCTTGCGTAACTTTTTATGAACAAAGATTAGTATTTGCAGGAACAAATGAACAACCACAAACATTATTTTTTTCACGATCAGGAGATTATGAAAACATGGATGAAAATAGAGGTGGTACAGTAGCTGCAGACGATGCAATGATTTATACAATCGCATCAAATCAAGTCAATGTTATTCAATCTTTAAAAGCAACAAGAACATTAATTATATTAACATCAGGTGGTGAATTTACATTAAACTCAGATTCTACCGGAACAGCAGTATCACCAACAAATATTAATATTAAAAAACAATCTAATTATGGAGCATCAAATATAGATGCACTATCAGTTGGTAACGCAACTTTATTTGTTCAACGTGCTAAAAGAAAATTAAGAGAATTAGCTTATAATTTTGACACAGATGGTTATGTCGCTCCGGATATGACTATTTTATCTGAAGACATTACATTAAATGGATTAGATGAATTAACATACCAACAAGAACCTCATAGTATTCTTTGGGGTATTCGTGGTGATGGTATTTTAGTTGGATTAACTTATCAAAGATCAGAACAAGTTGTTGCTTGGCATCAACATAAATTAGGTGGATCTTTTGGATCTACAGCTTATGGTATAGTTGAAAGTGTTATTTCTATTTCTGGAAATTCTTATAATAGAAGTGATGAAGATCAAATATGGGTTATTGTTAAACGTACTATTAATAGTGTAACAAGACGTTATATAGAATATTTTACACCATTTCAATTTGATAGTTCACTTACACAATTTCAATTTGTAGATAGTGCATTGTCTTATTCTGGATCTTCAACTTCTACACTTACAGGATTAGATCACCTTAATGGAGAAACAGTTAGAGTAATAGCAAATGGTGCAACACATCCTGATGAAGTTGTGGCTTCAGGATCTATTACATTAGACAGAACTACAACTGCTGCAAAAGCAGGTTTAGCATATACATCAACATTACAAACAATGAGACTAGATGTAGGATCTCAAGATGGGACTGCTCAAGGAAAAACAAAAAGAATATTTGATGTTACACTAAGATTTTATGAAACAGTAGGAGCTAAAGTGGGTCCAGATACTTCTAACTTAGAAGAAATACCATTTAGATCTTCTGCAGCTCTTATGAATGATCCTGTTCCTTTATTTACTGGAGACAAAAAAATTGAGTTTAGAGGTAATTTTGAAACTGATGGTTATTTATTTGTAGTTCAAGATCAAGCATTACCAATGACGTTATTATCATTATATCCAAGACTAATTACTAACGATGGATAACATTAATATTATTCCTTTTAAAAAGGAACATGCACATTACATTATTAGCAATCCAATGAATGATCCTGCTATTCAGATTGCACCACAATTTAAAAAATATGCTTTATTTTTAGAAATACCAGGAATGTCATTTAGTGCTATCAAAGATGGAAAGATTGTAGTATCAGGCGGTATTGGCATATTATGGGATAATGTTGCTGAGGGATGGGTTTTGGCAACTAATGATATATGGAAGAATCCTATATCTATTGCAAGACACGTTAAAAAAAAACTAGATATTTTAACAAAAACTTATAAAGTGAAAAGATTACAAACCGCTGTAAAAGCAGATTTTGTTTTAGGGATAAAATTTGCTGAATGGTTAGGTTTAAAATCAGAGGGTTTAATGAAACATTATGGACCAGATGGTGCTGATTACATAAGGTTCGCAAAGATTTATTGATATGTCATTTGTAGGTGATCTAATAACTGGACAATCCCAGAAAAATATATCCAAATATAATGCAAGTCTCATGGAGAGAGATGCGCAAGTTTTAGAACAAAAAGCGCAACAAGGATATAAAGTTTATGAAAAGTTTGATTTACCACAAATCTATTCTTTAGAAACAAAATCAGTTGGAGACATTAGAACAGGTTATGCAATAAGAGGTGTTACAGAAGAAGGAACTGGAATTAGAGTATTAATGGATAATGCTTTAAACTTCGCAAGAGATAGAGATATGTTAGAATATAATGCTCTTGTTAAAAAAGAACAATTAGAAAATGAAGCTGTAATGAAAAGAGCTGAAGCAAGAGTTGAAAGATATCGTGGACAAGTTGCAGAAACTATTAGTTACTTTAAAGCTGGAAGTTCTTTATTAGGAGACGTTTCTACTGGACAAAAAATTTATAAAGGAATGGGTTAATGGCAATTAAAGTTTATCAATCTCAAATTAGACCCACAGAAGAAATAGGAGCTGTACCAACAACTCCTGGAATGAAAATTAGTCAAGAAATTCCAGCAGCCATAGGAAGAGCTTCTTCTGAGTTTCTTGGATCAGTAAAAGATTTTTATGTTGAACAAGAAAAAGTAAAAGCAGAAACAGAGATTTTAGAAAAAAAAGAAAAGATATATAATGGTGATGAGAATATTCCTGGTTTATCCAAAGTTAAAGATGAAGCATCCAAGATGGAAGATCCAGATGAAGCAAATAAATATTACAAAGAACAATTAAAAAATATACAAGACTATCATACCAAAGATACAAAAAGTTTTTTTACTAAAAGAGTATTAGATACTTTTTTGCAAAAACAAGCTGTTGAAGATTCTATTAATATTAGAAATTCAGCAACTAGTAATTTATTAGAAAGAAGTAAAGTTGCATTAGAAGCAAATACTGATCGTTTAAAAAAATCTATTGTTTATGGAAAAAATGATCTTGAAATATCAAATTCTACAAATGAACTTAATACTATTTTAGAATCTGATGTTTATAATAGATTTTTTGGAAAAAAAGCAGCAGAAGAAAAAAATAAAGTTAGAGAAGATATAGATTATTATAAAGGTTTAAGAACACTTGATCGCGATCCATTAAAAGTTAATGAAGTTATTTCAAATTCTAATTTACCTATAGAAAAAATTGAAAAACTAAGATCACATGCAAAACTATCAGCTCTTAAAATAGATGAAACAACAGGTAATAATTTAAAAGATTACGAAACACAAATTGATAAAGGTAATGATCCAGGAATAAATTCTATTATGGCTTTAAAAGAAAGAGCTATAGCAGTTGACAATTTTGAAGCAGCTAGAAAAGTAGAAAGTTTAATTGAAAAAAGAAATATTATTGTAGGCATTAGAAGTAAATCACTTCCAGAAATGGATGCAGAAATTAGTAAAATGGAATCTGCATTTACTACTGCAAGAACAAACAATCAAGATATTCCTATTGCTGAATTAAAAAAATATGAAATAGTTAAAAAGTTTAAAGCAGACTTACAAACAGATCTAGAAAAAGATTTATTAAGAACAGCATCTGAAAGAAATATTGTTTCGTTAAATAGTCTTAATTTTAATGATTCAATGGTTAATCCTTCAGAAGAGAATAAAAAAATCTTTACAGAAAGTTTAGCAGCTAGAAAAAATTCAGCTGCAGCAGCGGCTAAATATTATAATTTACCACCAAGATTTTTTACTGAAGCAGAATCTAAACAATTAAAATCTATAGTTGACAAAACAACAGATAGCAAAATGTTATTAGACTTAACTCAAAATATTGCAAATGGATTTGGAGCTGATGCACCTGCGGCTTTTTCAGAAATATCTAAAGAGAATGCATTATTAGCTCATGTTGGAGGAATTACAATGTTTAATGGTGGAACTCCAACCAAAGGAGCTGCCGATGCTATTGATGG